ATCCAACGTGCCGCACTCACGGCATATCGCTCCAAGAGCGCAGGAGATACCAGTTCCGCACATCCGCGCCGCTTGAGCCACTCCCACGCTTCTTTGTAAAGTTCACTCGCCGCGAGCGTTGAGCCGTCACGCTGAACAGCCGATAAAAACTCCTTGGGAGGCGGCATATCCACGCCCTCCGGCTCTGTTGCGATTTGCTCAAAGTCCAATACCTTCAGCTTGCGCTTTCCGGGATTGCCCTCGGTCACTTTTTCTGCCAAGGATTTTCTTGGTCTTCCTCCCGTGCCGGGCTGCGGTCCTCTAAGCCCCATACGTTTCCCCCCTTAAAACTTTTCAAAACTTTTTTGAGCATAAGTTTCAGCATTTGGACTGTTTTATCGAGCGGTTCAAATGCCCGTCGTTCCCCGCTGTGCATGGCTTCCCACCGAAAAATCACGCTGGCAAAACTTATCTCTCTAACTGGCCTAAAAGTTATGCGAATTTTTCTGTACGCCCCCTCCCCGGTCCAGTAATGGCGCGGTTTTGGAGATTTAACCGCCCCCTAGGGACTATCCCTCGCCTCTACCGCGCTGATGAATCCGCTCATGACACGATACGCAGAGCGACATCAAATTGCTCTCGTCATGCGTGCCACCGTCGGCGAGAGGTCGAATATGATGCACAAGCGTCGCGAGAACGTATCTGCCCCGCTCCTTGCAACACTCACACAGCGGATGCGCTGACAAATAGCGGTCACGAATCCTGCGCCATACGCTGCCATACCTCTCGTGCTGATCGTACCCACGCGTGAAGTGGTCGTAGTGTCGCTGCATGACTTTCTCGTGCTCCTCGCAGTAGCAGCTTTTTCGATCCGTAAGGTTCGGACAGCCTGTCATGCGGCAGGGTCGCTTCGGCTTTCTCGGCATCGCTTCACCTCCATCAAAAAAGCCCTCGCGGAGAATTGCTTCTCCGAGAAGGCTGATTCCATATCCTATTCTTGCTGAGTGTATCATATCACATCGGTCGTACTGACATCAACCTGACATTCACTGACATTTTGTGACATTTTTCCGCTTTTTGACATTTCATGACATTCCCTGACATTTCATGACATTTCCTACTCTTCATGAAGGAACGACCACACTTTGCAAGCCGCGCTCATGGATACGGTATATCTGCCGTTCCCCGACTTCCATGCGCCTGGCAATCTCCGTGACCGTGTGATACCCCATGTAGCGCATCTCCAAGACCAGCCGCTCATCCATATCCTCCACAGCCTGTATCACGCCATAGATCTCGGCGCGGAGACTTACCAAGCGGTCAATCTCCCGATCAATCTCCTCCTCCTGTTCCACCAGTTTCACCACCACATCGGAAAGCTTGTGCGGATTCTTCGTAGCACTCCCCGGCATATCACTAAGGACGGTGGTGGTCTTGGTGGCCATGCTGCGCAGCCGCACGGACTGTTCCAACATACTGTCTATTTTTCTGTCAATCTTGAATGCCTGGCTCAGATATTCCTTAGCGGTCATCATGATCAGACCTTCTTTTCGTAGCGGGAGCAGCCCGGCTGCCAAACGTCGCCACCTGTATATCCTATGGGAGCAGTCTGCCCCGCCTCCTGCACACAGTCGTTGCAGTTCCAGCATGTAAGTCGATGGGCGCAGGATGTGCAGATACATTTTTTGCAAGACGCATGCGTTCCGCAGCGGTCATGGTGCATGACTTCCTCGCTGTCAAATTCCTCTGTACCTTCCCAAATTGTCAGCCGATGATGAGCAGCGTACAGATATTCCTCCATGCAGCCGTTGCTGTCCTTCCAGTTTCCTGCCATGATCACACCGTCGCATTTGCCGAGAAGCATTTTGCACTGCTTCAAGACCGCATCGTAGGGAATCTTGGCGGCCTTCAAGTGCCGCATGGCATCCAGCGGATTAACGAACAAGATATGCGGGTATTTCCTGGAAAACTCTGCTGCAATCGCCGCTGCTGCCTTGCGGTTCTCTTTTTCAGCTCCCGTATAGGGATGGGAAATATAAATCATGTTCATAGCGATCTGCTCCTTTCTTACTTGCAGTGCCTCAGCGCGTCTCTTGCTGTAGGGTCGCTGTAGCCTTCCCCGTTGCGGTTCGATGTGCGCTGAAGCCCCAGCTGCTTGATCTCAATGTGAATCCCCGGCTCTGCCGCCCACTGCTTTTCCACAATCTCCCGCACTACTTGGGCATCGTCCTTCCAGTAGCCGCACCTGGTCATGCAGTCCTTGAGCATTTTCTGCAGATTGTCGGTGTCCGGGCGGGTCGTGCGCCACTCGCCGCTTTTATGGGACTTGCCCACCGGGAAAAGCCATGTGGTGCGAAGCTCCAAGGCTCCCTCCATCGGCACTATCGGACGATGGTTACCGAGATGTGCAATCAGAAGTGCCTTTGCTTTCTTCAGGGGAGCCGGGTCGTAAAATATCGGTCTGCCACCCACGATCCGCACGGATTTCTCCTGTGCGGTCGCCGTAGGAGGATTGATGTCGAGGAAAAATCTCATATTCTGTATACTCCTTATTGAAAATTTCTTTCGATTATGTTTTCATTTCGGTCAAAGGTTTCGTCACTGTCATCCCGTGTGGGGGAGGGCAGGCTACTGCAGCCCTCCCCACACTGGTGACAGCAGGGACAGACACTCTTTATTTATAAGCCTTTGTCCCTGAGAGTTTTCCAATAGGAAATTTATCCTTTGTCCGCCTCATCCTTGCCCATAGGTTTTTTCTCCCTTTGTCCCTGCGTATTCTTCTTCCCCACCACGCCGTTTTCAATCCAGTAGCTGTCGCTGAATTCGGCAAGATAACGGCGAATGGTTTTCTCGTTGAGTTCCGTGTACTCCACAATGTCCTTGATTTTCACGGGAGGATTGATAGAGCAGATCTCGTAAGCCGTATCCAGGGCAGCCTTGCGTTCCTCGACGGTCGTCCGCTTGCTGCTGCGTGAGAGGTTCGCTGCCATACTTCCTATGGCGGGAATGCTGCCCAATTCGTCGCTGTTATCAATGCGATGCACGGGATGCTCGAACCAGAAGTTTACCGGCTCTATGTTGGCAAATTCACGGAGATTGGATTCCAGTCGCCAAGCCGTAGCGTGACCGTCCCGCAGATTGTTCTTGATGTCATCCGTGAGTTCCAACTGGATCATGTCAAGCTGGGCATCTGGGTCGCGGGCAAATACGCCGGAGCCGGAAGCCCTGTCCATCGCCCGCTTGTTTCCCTGCGCTCCCTTGCTATGGTGATGGCAATAAATCGCAGAACAGCCGGTCTCCGTGCAAATCTTGTCAAACTGGTTGCAGAACTGCCCCATTTCGGACGCGTTGTTTTCATCCCCCGTGATGACCTTGTAGATGGGGTCGATAACAATGGCATCCAAATGCTGGTCGCGCACCCGGCGGATGAGTTTCGGCACAAGCTGGTCTAATGGCACAGCGTAGCCTCTCAAGTTCCACACGATGATGTTCTCTGAGTCATTCATGGGAAGCCCCAATGCCTCGTAAATCTTGAGGAATCGGGTGATACAGCTTGCCGGATCAATCTCCAAATTGACATACAGCACACGCCCCTTGCGGCAGGGAAATCCGAGCCACTTCGCCCCCTCGGCTATGGCGACGCAAAGTTCCATCAGGAGAAAGGACTTTCCCGCCTTGGACGATCCGGAAATAATCATCTTGTGGCCACGGCGCAGGATTCCCTTTATAATCTCCTCCGGCAGTTTCGGCGGATTATCCTTGTACTTGGCGAGAGATTCCAATGGAGGCAGTTCATCCGTCACTCCTTCCACGAAGTCCATCCACTCCGTCCATGACTTCCTGCCGATGTTCGTTGCGGCGAGGTACTGGCGATTGCCGTTTCGAGTAAGCCCCGGCATTCTGGAAAGCCGGGAGGGATTGCGGTTCTGCTTGTCGATGGGGACGCCCTGCTTTTCCATGAAGTCGTAGAGAAAAGCCACGCGCTTTCGATACTCCTCATAGTCAGCAGCATCCACACGCACTATGGCATGGAGGCTCTTTCCTCCACTATGCACCAGAGCTGCAATCGGCAGTTCCAGCTTGCGGAAAAGAACATCCTGCTCGGCGATGGGAAGTGTGTCGGATTCCACCAAGGCATACTTGAATTTGGTGACGTTGTCGTTTTTCACGCCCTCACCATCCAGCGGATTGAACCGAATCCAACCGCCCACCTCCGGTTTCCAGTCGCCGACGGTCGCTCCGATGTCATCGGCGTGCTTCTTGAGGGATGCGATCAGCTCCCCTGCCGTGCGGTCATATACGCCCTTACTGGGCAGCCACCTCCCCTCACCGTCCTGCCACACATCGCCCGTGACATAGCCCACTCGGTCAGCAGGATCAAACAGCAGGGAAAGATAGTCGATCAAGTCCTGCACGGGATTCCACGCATCGGGATGGGCAAAGCCGTTGAAGCCGTCGTTGCCGTCATACTCAATGGTATCGTCCCATGCCATGCAGCCATCCTCTCCGGCATAGGGAATCCAGCCGCGCTCTTTTGCCAGCTGCACAATCGTTCCGCCCTTAACGGGAGTGGCCGTGCCGTTAAAGCCCTCCCACTTCTTCTCACATTCGCCGGGATGGTAACGCTTGTCACTCCTGCTCCAATCGTCCCAGATGGAGCAGGGATATCCTTCCTCCTTGAGTGCCATACCTACCGAGATCCATGTGGCGCGATCAACCTCTGCAACGTTGATGTACTTCAAAGCCGACAAGATATTCTTGTCCATGAAAAATCACGTCCTTTCACGGTGTATATACAGACGGCGTCATCCCCTGGGGGACGCACCAATGATTCATCGCCAAGCGGGAGATCAGAGCACTGGCTGCATCGAACTGCCACGTGCCTACGCGCCGAAAGCCGTAACGCTCCAAGCAGCGGATCTGTTTGGGGGTGGCGAGTCCTTCCTCCTGCCGCCGTTTCAGACGGTCGATGAGAAGCGAGGCAAGCCCCGCATTTCCCACGGTATCTGGCAGGATGCCGCGATTCTCCAAGAAGGCAATCTGCTTTTCGGACGGCGGTCCCATTTCCCAAGGAAAGGTCGGCGCGTAGCTTGTGAGATCCTCGGCGGCGATGGAGAGGGCATACTGGATGGGGTCGACAAGTTTTTTCTTCTTGCTCCGCATCGCGGCAAGTTCCCGCGCAAGTGCCTCCTCCCGCTCACGCAGCACGTCCCGCTCTGCGTCCTCCTCGGCTTCGAGGATATCCACCTCCTCGTCATTTCGGAGGTTTTCATCCATCATTGCGGCGATGTTCGCGTCCTTGGCAATGAGAGCCGATGGTCTGCAGAGATCGTAACGCTCCGTCAGCCAGAGAAAGTCCAACAGGAGCAAGTTCTCCTTGCCCGGAAAGAGCCGCATGCCGCGTCCCACCATCTGCTGATAGAGACTCCGCACTTTGGTGGGGCGCAAAATTACGATGCAGTCCACAGCGGGACAGTCCCAACCTTCTGTAAGGAGCATGGAGTTGCACAGCACGTCGTACATGCCATGCTCGAACTCTGCGAGGATTTTCGAACGGTCATCGCTCATGCCGTTGACTTCCGCCGCCCTCATGCCGACGTCATTCAGCATCCGACAGAACTTCTGCGATGTGGCGATGAGCGGTAGGAAGACTACGGTCTTTCTGCCCCTGCAGTAACGCGCCATCTCGTCTGCAATCTGATGGAGATATGGCTCCAAGGCGCAGCCAATGTCCGCCGCGTTGTAATCCCCACCGGAGATTCCGGCCTTGCTGATGTCCAGCTGCAAAGGAATCATCCGTGCCTTGACGGGAGAGAGATACCCTTCCCGAATGGCGCGGCTCATGGAATACTCATAAGCCTGTGAGTCAAAAAATGTGCCGAGTGTCTGCTTGTCTCCACGGTCGGGTGTTGCCGTTACGCCGAGGACATTGGCATCCGGAAAATGCGCGAGCACACGCTGATAACTCTCCGAGAGTGCGTGGTGCGCCTCGTCCACGATGATGTCCTGAAAGTAATCCTGCGGAAACATCGAAAGCCGCTTCTCTTGGCAAAGGGACTGCACCGATCCTACTGTCACGGGAAAGAAACTGCCGAGGCTGCGGTTCTCTCCCTGCTCAAATGCTGCATCAAGTCCCGTGAGCATCTTCAGCTTGTCAGCGGCTTGGGTGAGAAGTTCCCCACGATGCGCCATGATGAGAACACGATGGTCTTTCTTTACTTGCTCCTGCGTAAGTGCGGAAAACACGATGGTTTTGCCGCAGTTATGGGTAATGGTGAAATCCGACAGCAGATAACGGTTGTCTCCGTCCACGGTAAAGCCGTAGTATTCTCCGCAGCCTGCCGGCTGTACATGAAAACCTGTCCGCAAAACAGATTTTTTCTGCTGACGCTTGTCGGCAATCTTCCGTTTCACACGGCAAGGGATGATGGAACAATCTCCGCTGATGGAAACGCGATAATACGCGCCCGTAAAGTCCCGATACCCCTTGATGCACGGCTTTACCGATGCCCGAAGGCCTGCGGAGCGGCAGAGAAACGCCACATCATCTGCCAGCCTTCTTGACTTGGAGATGTAGTCGTAGCCTTTATCAATGTAGTAACCATCGGTATCCAAGAGGCCTGCGAGAATTTCAAGCCGATTCGCCAAATCGGTGTATTTATATGCGTCCGGCACAAACTTATCTCCGGCGCGACCTCCGTAGAGCCTTAATCGGCGCAATGCCTTAATCAACCGATTGCTCCTGCGTCCCCTTTCGGAAACGAGAAAGTAGGTGGTGGCTTTTCCTGCCGGCTCTGTCCGAAGGCGCAGATTCCATACATCTGCCTGGTGAAAAATGACGTGCCTAATTTCCTTGTCCGGCGTCGTCACGCTGACACCGTGGACAATACAGCCATCCCCAAGAATCACGCCGAGAAAATAGGGGTCGATTTCCGTTCGCGCATTCCTGTGGGCAGGGAACGATTGGATTGCCCCGGAGCGAATCAGCTTATGCAAATGCTTCTTGCTTTCTGACCAGCGGAGCCATTCGGCTACCGTCACATCCACCAATTCCCCGGCATGACGCTGAGAGGGATATTGGGGATTGCTGCATTCCCTTGTGCGGACGAGCGTAAGCACATGGTCTTTTGTCACGGTGAACGGCTCGCCCTTGATGGGGACGATCCGATACATCAAAGACTTTCCACGGTGGAGAACTAGTACCGTGCGCTTCTTCCCATCGGCACCGAGGAGTTGGTCCCCTACCTGTACATCTTCCACCTTTTTGCTGCGGCCATCGGCGAGGAGAACTTTCTCTCCCTGGGCATGGCATCCCGTCGGCAGGACAAGGAGCGTCTTGCGACGCCCCTCGCTCCACTCGGACAGGATTGCCTGTTTCGCCTCGGCCTGATACGGTCTAAGTTCCACTTGCTTGTCCTCCCATCAGAACGGAATGTCCGCCGCGCTGACGGGAATCCCGCCGAAGTCTGCAGAGTCCTCGACCGAAAAGAACTTCTCGTCATAATCGTAGAAACGATCCACATCGTTGGTCTGTTTCTCGTTGCCGTCCCGGTCGGTATATTTGCGGGGTCTGAAATGAGCCCGCCCCTTGGCTCCCACGAGATTGTTCCAGTTCATCGCCAGACGCTCGCCGTGCTTCTTCCTGCCAATGCAGCGAAAGAACGCCGAGATGCGCCACTCCACGAGGCGGTTCAAAATGAGGTCGGTGCGGACACTGGCGACGCCCTGCTTCGTTTCTACCTGCAGAGTAAGCGTAGCCTTGTTGCAGGCCTGCATCTTGGCACTCCCCGGAAAACGCCCCCGCTCAAAAGCGGACACCACGAAGTTGTAATCCCCTTCGGGCAGGAGAATGAACTCCTGACCATCGCTTTCAATGGTGTCAGTCCAATCCATACCCACGTTGTTGTTGACAAAATCTGCCATGATGTATTTCCTCCCTTAGCCTTTCGCCTTACGGTTCTGCTGAATGATGTCAAAAATCTGATCCCAGTAGCGGATGACATAGCCGTACAAGAACTCCTCGGGGTAATCGTCAATCGGCGTTTCCAAGGTGTATTTCCCACGGGCGGCCACCACCTGTCGGACTTCTTCCTCGGTGACGCCCTTCTTCTGCAAAATGCTGCGGAACACATCGGCAGCACTTTCGTCCTCCGCGCGGTCTTTCGGCAGAGGCTCTGATGCTCCCTCTGCCGCTGTCTGCGTGACGGGAGCGGATGCCGGCGTCTGCTCCGACGAGAAGATATGGGCGATATGCCTGTAGTCAAGTTCCAAGACATCCGGAAGCGGCACACGACTCTTTGCGTCCCATGCGGGATGATGGGATGTGTACATGACCCGCTTGCCGCCCCGCGCCTTCTGCGTGTTGTTCTCCGACGTGACCACAAAGGTCTGATAGTTGCAAAAGAGCAGGATATCGCACCATTCCTTGAGAAGCGGCGCCACTTGCTTGCTGAGTTTCATTTCCCAGCGGTCGTATGCGCCCATCTCATCCGGCTGCTCGAACTTCCGCATCTTGGCGTGTGCTGTGACCACCACATGCACTCCGGAGGCCAGTACCGAATCAAATGCACTGAGAAGCCTTGCAAATTCCTCGCCCAAGTAGGTATATCCTTTGCCGTAGCCGAAGGACTCGATGGAGTTCTGCTTGTACTTTGTGCAGAGGTAGCTGACGATGAGCTGCTCTGCCCAATCAGCGGTATCCAGCACCAGCGTCCTGCACACATCCTTTGTGGCTGCCACCTCCTTGACCACGGAGAGCATTTCCTCCCAAGACTGCGGCTTCTCGATACGGCGCACATCCATGTGAGCCGTTCCTCCCTCCGTATCGATGAAGAGCGGATCGGGGAATTTGGCGGCAAGACCGGACTTACCGATTCCCTCAGCCCCGTAGATGACCACCTTTTGGGCGCGGTCAATTTTCCCTTTGGTGATGTTCAGCATTGCGTATCTCCTTTCTGCTCACTTAATCCGAAGACTTCGTCCTCTCGTCTCCAAGTGGGCGCCGGGAACTTCCTCGCCGCCGCTCAGAGCTTCATAGAGTGCCTCGCGGTTCACGTCCTTATGCTCCGGCACAGTAATGAGATAGGCGTCCGGGATAAGTGCGGCATTGTCAATCTTGAGCGGCTGTTTGCCGCCGTTCTTCTGAACGCTCATGACACCATACCTCGTGGGAACTTTGGATTTCCCCATCGCATCGAGGTTCTGCCGGTACCACTCCTTGATGCGTTTGATGCGGTTCTCTAATATCTGCCGCTGCGCTTCAAAGCGTTTCTCTTCCTTACTGTATGCCTCCGCATACGCTTCCAGAGATTTGATGAGCGCGATTCCGTTCGCGCATTTCTCCTCAAGGGCGCACTCGATGGACTGAAGCCCCTCTTCCAAGAGCTGCAGATCCATCGACTCGTCCAAGACGAGATCGAAGAGTGCGTTGAAGCCTGCGGCAAGCTCATAAAGCGGTCGTGCCGGCATATGCACCCTCCTTCCCCTTCTCGAAGATAGCTACCTCGTCCACGGAATCTCCCGGCACAATCACCGTGAGCTTCACGGGACTGCCAAAGAAGAAGCGGAGCAGACGCTCCCGCATCGTCAGCCGATGGCAGGCCATGATTCCACCGCTCAGGCGCTCCCTGGACACCTTGATGTTAAGTGTGTGATGCATCGTGATTCATCCTTTCCGAAAGGCGCTTTGATGTTGCCCTTCACCTAAGAGCCACGGGAAACGCAAAACTTCATGGTTTCATAGAATTTTTTTCTTGTCAGGCAAAACTTTTTTGAGCCGCTGATAGATGCGCCGCATCCGCTCCGATATGGTGCTTTCCAATACGCCCTCCTGACGCGCGATCTCTGCCTGACGCACGCCTTCCCAAAACACGCGCCGCAAAAGTTCCCTCTGCTGAGGTCGAAGCTGCGCGATGGCGTGATGAAGCTCCGAATAATCCGCGCCGAGCAAAGCCGTCGGCACATCGGGCATGGCATCCGCCCTCCGGCCGTCAAGATCATCAACAGACAAGTGGACATGACGGCGCGTCTCGGTCCGGTTCCTGCAGAATGTAGGGGCATTGACCTCGGCATCCAAAATCTCCTGTGCCGTGCGCCGCTTGACCGAGGTCTTGTCCTCGGCTTCATCCAGACGCTGCCGATAGTCCGTCTCCACCATGACGGTGCATTCCTCCTCGGGAACTTCCAAAACAGTCGGATGGAGCTTGTCTTCGTAATACAGAGCAATTTTCATGGTCGTGTCCTTTCCGCCTTGGATGCGGGCGGCAGGAACACAAAAGGCCGATGCACGCGATGTACACCGGCCTCTTTCGCCTGAAAATGGGCGCAAAAAGTCACGGTGGAAACACCGAAGTGCCAATACTGCTCGCGCAGTTCGTCTCTTCGTGCGTTCCCGCCGCCCCTAATGGCCATCTCAAGGCATTGAGAAATTTACAAGATTTACAATTACGGCTTGTGAATGTTCACATTCACATAAATTCCATTAACAAAAATGTAGATTTTTCCCCCTTACTGCTGATATAATAGAAACTGTGTTTTATGTGCGATGATGTTCTCTCACCATCCGGGTAAAGCATACCAAATCTGCTCCCTCGAAAATTGGACTCCGGTGGACGGGAGCGGACAGACTCTGTCCACTTTTCGCGAAGGGGGAGTTTTGTGTTAACCATCAGTCTGTTTTTACAGATCATGAGAAAGTACGTTGGTGCGGAGAACAAATCGATACCGAGTTTCTGCACCTACTTCTTCGCTCTCTTTATGAAGGAACCGATCTCTTCTCGCGAGGTTGGTCTGGACGATGACGACAAGTACTACCCTTTCGGCAAGGAATCTGAGAAAAGTGCCGCCTACAAAATGTACAAGGGAAAGAGAGACATCCCGGAATCTGCCCTGCGGGCGGTTCATGCCAATCTCGACAAAAGCCGCTTCTTGGAAGCAGCTGCGGATATCCCCTTCGATGCCCGCAAAAATCTGTGCACCGACCTCTCTCAATACGGGGTAGATTGCACCACAGACAATGTGGACGAGACGTGCGCCGAGATTTTCTGCAGCATCATCAAAGCGGAGCTACGAAAGCTCCCCGGTGTTGAAATTGATCTCTTTGAAGGAAGGAACGAGGTCGGCGAAGTTATACCTCCCGTCCCGATTCAACCCGCCCGCTATGCGGACGGAGCGGTCTATCTGCCCGGTGGCGATGTCATCAAACTGCATCCCTCCATAAAACCTCATGGGGACATCAACGAAGCCACGCTCCCGTATATCCATGCGCTCTGCGAGGTGTATGCGGAGCAGCTCGCAAAGGATGTCACACCAAAAACCACAGGCGAATTGCCGGAGAAACTACAGCGGCATTTAGAGCTGCAGCGTCAGGCATATTTCGATGCAAAAAGCATCGAACGCAGCGTGCGGGATGCCTTCGTGGACGGAGAGCGGCAATTTTCCGCACTGAAGGACGATGCCTATGACGGCATCGAGATGGTGTATTTTGATGAGGATTACGAGACGGGCTACGTCCGTCTGCGGGAAGTGTTGAAGAAAATCACCAGTACGGAACTTGCCAAGTCGAACCTCGTCAATATCAAGGGTTTTATCACGAACAAAACCCGAAAGGGCGTCTGCCATATATTGGTGGACGATGCGCGAATCAAATCGTGGGTGAACACCGATGCCTAAACTATTCAATACGACCTTTGAGGTGTCACTTCGCATTTTACTCATCCTCTCTGCCGTAAAGCCGCGTTCCATAACCATTGACCGCATCGCGGCGTATGATCTTATGACAGTCTATGGACGGGATTTCGGTATAGCAGAACAAAACCTGCATGGCGAGAACCAGTTCAGCTTCAGCGAATTCTCCGCCAAACGGGAGCAATTGAACGGCGCATTGAAATCCCTCCTGCTGGACGACTTTGCTGCCGTAGAGCATTCCCCCAGAGGATTCTTGTTCGGATTGAATGAGCGCGGCCGTGAGTTCGTGAAATCCATGCAGTCCGAATACGCTGCAACATATATGGAGACAGTAAAAAAGACACACCGAATGCTTGGAAAAACATCCGATGCGTCTTTGCTTTCAAAGATTACGCGACAGGCGATGGACGCGCTAAAGAGGAGATAAATGGATGGCCGGAATATATTTTAGCCGTGTCACGGCAAGAGGCATAGGCAAGCGCGACTCTTTCGTGGATTTCACCCCCGGTCTGAACATCATCTGTGGGCGGTCGAATACCGGGAAGACCGCCGTTGCTCGGTGTATTGATTTTGCTCTTGGCAAAATGGGTGACTTCCCCATAGACGAGACTTTTGGTTATGACGAAGTGGAACTTCTGGTGCAGGCTGCCGATGGCACGATCAGTATCACGCGTAAATTTCACAAGGATCAAGTGGACGTGATAACCAACATCCCCGGCATGATGAGTGACAAATACAATCTGAAATACAGTCAGAGTCAAAGAAACGGCTTGCCTGTGCTGAGTGACCTGCTTTTGAACGCAATGGGGATTCCCGTCCCCTGCATGGTGATCAAGAACATCGATTTCAAGCGGGCACCACTGACACTCCGAACCATCCTCCACATGCTGCTCTTTCTCAACAATGACATCGGCAAGGTAGAATCCGTGTTGGAGCCGAAGGAAAGCATTCAAAAGACCGTCTTTCTCTCTTCCCTGCTATTTTTGATGACCGGCTCCAATTTTCCCGAGCACGATGAGCAGACCAAGAAGGAAATCCGCATCACAGAGCGAAATGCCATTTTAAGATATGTGAACAGGCAGATCAGCAACATCTATGAGAAGAAGAAGGTGCTGCAAAAACAGATGACGGCGTTTCAGGGCATTGATGTGGAGCAGCAGATGACCGCCCTCATTGCAGGGATTGAGCAGACAGAATCTGCGATCTCTGCAGCTCTCTCCCGCCGACAGGAACTGGTACAGGAAATCAGCGAACTACAGGAGAAAATGACCGAGGCGGAACTGATGAAGTCCCGGTACGCTGCCCTCAAGAGCCAGTACACAGCCGACATCAAGCGGCTGACCTTTATTGCCGACGGCGAGATGGAACGGAACGCGCACGATAAGAACACGGTCTGCCCCTTCTGTGAGAGTCATTTCACGCCCAAGGATGATGAAACCTACATCGAATCTGCCCGTGGCGAACTGTCCCGCATCGTGACTCAGATGAATGATCTGACGAAAGCGGAACAATCCCTCGCCGAGGAAATGAGGTGGATGTCAGAGGAGATGGCAAAACTCGATGCCGAGAAGGACAGCATCGAGTGCCACATTCAACAGGAACTGCGTCCCAAGGCAGAGGCGATGCGCAAATCACTCGCAGACTACAAAAACTTCCTGCAATTAAAGCGCGAGATGAGCGTAATCGACGATTTTGCAGTCGGCTGGGAGGCAGATTTAAGGAATCCTCCGATCGAGCCGGAATCTGCGTTGCAGTATCATCCCAGAGAGCATTTTGATGACGATTTCAAAAAAATCATCAACCAATATTACAAGGACATCCTCCTTGAATGCAGCTATTCGACGGAGCCTGTTGTTGCCAATTTCAATATCTCCAATTTTGATATAGAGATTGATGGGCATAAAAAATCTGCCCATGAAGGGCAGGGATATACGTCCTTTGTCAATAGTGTGACCGCCCTTACCTTCCGTCACTATCTTGCCCACCAAGGCAAATATTATCCGGGCTTCCTCATCATTGATACGCCGCTTCTTGGTCTTGACCAAGGCGTAAAGGATTCTGACCCGAAAAGCATGGGAGCCGGACTCTTCCGCTATTTCATGAACCACCAAGAGGAGGGACAGCTGATTATCATTGAAAACTCAAAGAATCTGCCGGAGTTGGACTATGAGGCAGCAGGAGCCAATGTTATCACCTTCACCAAGGGGCTGACGGAAGGCCGTCCCGGTTTTCTGGATGGCGTAGAGTAAGCGGAGACGGATATGCGAATAACTTATAACAGGCTGTGGAAGCTCCTGATCGACAAAGGAATGAATCGGCAGGATCTCCGGCGAGCGACAGGCATCAGCCCCGCCTCCATCGCCAAACTGGGCAAGGGAGAGAATATAACCACGGATATTTTGCTGAAGATATGTGTGGCGCTCAATTGCAATATTGAAGATATTATGGAGTCCGTAAAAGAAGGGAGTCCGAAACATGAACAAAATAGATAAGTTGCAAAACCTCGTTCAACGGTTTTCGGAAAGCATTTCATATTACAAAGACAAAAAGAATAATTACAATGAGCATTCGTGTCGCATTGAATATATTGATCCGTTGCTAAATATTTTGGGTTGGGATGTCTCAAACGAAAAAGGTCTCTTGCCACAATATCGTGAAGTCATAGCAGAAAATTATTCCACCACGACAGATCGCCCAGATTACACTATGACACTGCGTGGTGTTACTAAGTTTTTTGTCGAAGCAAAAAAACCGTCTGTCGATATTTCTGCTCTAAACAGCCCAGCATACCAAACTAGGCGATATGGTTGGAATGCCAATCATAAAATTGCCGTTTTGACAAATTTTGAGTATTTACTTATATACGATACTCGCTACATCCCCAAAGAAGATGATGCCTGCTCAGTTGCACGTTATCGCATATATCATTTTACAGAGTATGTGAACAAACTAGATGAAATGATATCTCTAATCTCACAAAAAGCCGTTTATTCTGGACAATTCGATAAGTTTACTGATACTCAATTTGCGCTAGAAGAGGAAAAAAAGCAACAAGTCGACAGAATATTTTTGTCCCAAATCAATACATGGCGAATTGCACTAAGCAATGAGCTTTACGTCCGCAAGGGGAAATATGCATCTTTGGAATTTCTCAATGATGTTGTTCAGGAGTTTATCAATCAAATTGTTTTTATTCGAATTTGCGAAGACAGAAATCTTCCTCTCTATCATAAATTAGCAGATGCGATTGATGACCCTTTGCATATTCAACATAAGTTAGAAGAGCTGTTCCGTGCAGCAGACAAAAGATATAATTCGGGGATGTTCTCTGGCGAAGATATTATATTCGACCTTTCCAGCAATGTTATTATTGACATGATCCATGGGCTATATTATCCGCAAAGTCCATATCTGTTTAATATAATTGAGCCGAACCTGCTCGGAAAAATCTACGAGATGTTCCTAACGGAGGAACTAATCCTATTAGAAGATGGCTCGATTGGACTTGGAAAGAAAACATCCTGCCAAAATCGAGCTGTCGTAACAACACCAACAGAAATTGTACGATATATAGTGGACAAAACGCTATCAAAAGTTTGCGCTGGGAAATCTCCAGAGGATATCCATAATCTCCGCATATGCGATATATCGTGTGGATCTGGCATATTTCTGGAAGAAGCATTTGAGTTCCTACAGGATTATTGCATTCAGCAATATCTAAAATCTGGTAAAAACGACCATCTTATCAAAATCGGAACAAACCGCTATAAACTTCCCTTGGAAGAAAAAAAAGCCATTCTCACATCATGTATCTATGGCATAGATATTGATGTTCACGCAATAGAGGTCGCAAAATTTTCCCTGCTCATAAAGCTGATCGAAAATGAAACCGCGCCCTCGGTTGTTGATATCACGCCAATTTTGCCAACTCTCGATGAGAATATCCGTTTTGGAAACTCCTTGATTTCCTTTGATGATCTAGAGAATACGACTGTTTTCGATGAAGACATTACTCGTATTGCACCGTTTGACTGGAAAAGTATAAATGCAGGACGCTCGTTTGATGTCATTATTGGTAATCCACCTTATGTGAAAACGGAGGAAATGCATGCATTGTTGCCTTCCGCCGAAATAACTCTATATAAAAAGAAATATAAATCGGCATATAAGCAGTTTGATAAATATTATCTTTTTATGGAACAGGCTATTTGCAAAGTCTCTGCAAATGGATATGTATGCTATATTGTCCCAAATAAATTCTTTAAGATTGGTTCGGGCAAAAAATTACGCGAACTAATTGCAAAAAATCATATGCTTGTGAGTTTAGATGATTTCGGTGACGCACAACTTTTTGAGGATAAGACAATATATAGCGCAATTGTCTTAATCCAAAAAAGCCGCCAACAAAAATTCTCATATTCCACCACCGATTCAATAAGCAAATTATGGGTTGGTGAAGGAATATCTTCAATTGAGTTATCATCTACTTCGTTGAATAGTCTACCGTGGCGACTGACAACAGATATGGATTTCATTTCCATGCTTGGAAAACTTGATAGTGTATCTGTACCTCTCACCAAATATGTAGATATTTTCAACGGCATCCAAACAAGTGCAGAGAGACCAATACCTGTTTATTGGTTTTCTTCGGATGAAGTTGTTTCGGAGGACAAGTACGCCATTGAGATTAAACGAGGTGGAACCACCTATACGATTGAAAAGGATTTGTTGCGCCCTTATTTCAAACCATCCAAGCAGGTTGAAAAAGGTCTCAACTCATATAGCAAGCTAAAGACCGATAAGCAAATTATTTTTCCATATGATCCAGACGGTCATTTGATTCGTATAGAAAAAATGCGTAAAGAATACCCCGGCGTATTCAGCTATTTGAGTGCATATTATGATCGGCTTCTTCCGCGCTGTGTCTGCCCAACTGGCGTACGCGATGTTCCTAATGCCACTCTAGATACATGGTATCAATATGGCAGAACACAATCTCTAACTGCTTTTATCAACACTCCAAAACTCATCGTTGGAGTGTTGAGCAAGGAGCCTATGTATATACTGGACGAAAATGATATGTTGATTGCATCTGGGGGAACTGCAGGATACTGTGCAATTGCGAAAAAACCTGACAGTCCATATTCACTTGAATACATTCAAGCATGGCTTTCCCACCCTATTACAGAGCGAATCTTGGAGATAGTCGGGAGCGATTTTGAAAATGGATTTTATGCCCGCGGAACTTTCACGCTCTCAACACTCCCCTTCGTCAAACTAGATTTAAATAACAAAGCACAAAAAGATATTTATGACACCGTAGTCAGCCTCACTCATCGAATTTACACTATCAACGATAAACTGGATGAGCCTTGCCCAAAACGTGTCAAATCTGTGCTTATAGAACAAAAAAACTTGCTTATTGAGAAAATTCATGGCTTAATTGCAAGGGTATATAGACTCGATTTTAACCAATAATGAGGTTTACATCATGAGATTAAAGGAACACAGTTCCTCGCAAAAATTACGGGGTGCCTACTATACCCCCTTGTCTCTTGCCAATGCTATGACTAATCTTATCGCACATGAGGGCATACAGTCTGTTTTGGAACCTAGTTGTGGAGACGGTGTATTTCTCGATAGTATGATGCAACTCGGATTGTTGGAGCGAATTGACTCGGTTGATGCCGTTGAAATTGAAACGAGTGAAACTGAAAAGTTGATGCAGCTCTACAAAGAATATGAGGGGGTACATATTTTAAATGAAGACTTCTTTGAATTCTATGCACGTGTTGTAAATAATAATCAATTTGATTTGATTATTGGTAATCCGCCGTATATTCGCTACCAGTATCTGACAGAAGCACAGCGCGAAATGCTGTCCGAAATATTGTCAAATAATGGTATGAAAGCCAATAAATTAATCAACGCATGGGTTGCTTTCATAGTAGCTTGTACGCAAATGCTCTCGAAGAAAGGGAAACTAGCATTTGTTTTACCAGCTGAAATTTTGCAGGTGGCATATGCAGAGGAATTGAGAGAGTTCCTTTCTAATCGTTTTGCAAAAATTACACTAATTACGTTTGAGCAATTGGTTTTTCCGGATATTGAACAGGAAATCGTTGTACTTATCGCGGAAAAAGGCGTAAATGACGAAGGGATTCGTATTATTTCCATGAATGATTTAGCTGATTTCTCCAAGACGTATATCGATCAATATGACTTTCAGGAAATACGTCATGTGAAAGAAAAATGGACAGCATATTTTACTACTGTCCAAGAAATTCATCTAATTAAGGAAATCCAATCTGATCCACGGTTTGTCAAATTCGCTGATTTGGGGGTTATTAACGTTGGTATAACGACAGGTAACAATAAATATTTCTCCATCACAGAGGAACTGTGCCAACAATATCAACTATATGATGTCACACGCCCTCTTATTGGTAGAAGTTCCCACGCTCACGGTATTTTCTTTACCAGATATGACTGGGAAAAAAACAAAGCATCAGGAAAACGTGCTCGTCTGATTTGTTTTCCTGATCATATCCCAGTTGCCAATTATCCCCAAAAACATCAGGATTATATTGAGCTGGGCGAAGTGCATGGAGAGAACCATGGATACAAATGCAGAATAAGGGATTTTTGGTACATTGTTCCATCTGTTTGGATACCTGACGCATTTTTCTTGCGCCGAAACAATCTATATCCAAAGTTCGTATTAAATCTATGCGATGCTGTTTCAACTGATACAATGCACCGTATAAAATTCCATCCCGGCGTAATCCCTGAAAATGCTCTATTATCTTATTATAACAGCATCTCATTTGCTTTCACTGAACTTTGTGGCAGAAGTTATGGCGGAGGTGTATTGGAGATATTGCCGAAAGAAATGGGTAATATTCTTCTTCCACGGATCGAGCAAATTGATTCCAATTTACGCTCTAAGTTGCTTAACTATATTGATCTTGTTTTACGGAATGGTGAAGATATTGAATCTGCATTAGATACAGTAGATCAAGAACTACTGATCAACACATTAAACATTCCACCGGAATGGTGTACACAATGCCGAACTATCTGGAAAAAACTGCAGCAAAGGAGACTAAATCGCAGATAATCTTCTATTTGCGTAATTTTTTACTCCTGATCCCCGATTAACGATGAATACTCTATTAACGATATGCAGAAGCAATCGTTAATAGAGTATTCATCGTTAATAGAGTACGCCCCCAGTCGCTCTTCCTCTTCCACTTTCTGAGAAAATTAAGAAGCTGCCCAAAGGCAGCCATCGGCAGAAAGCCCATATATCAAGCCGTCTGGCGGCTCGCCCCCTATCGTTGCATTGTATCAAAGCGGAGCGTAAGACATCGCCTTTCGTATCGAATGTCCAGATGTTCTCTTTTTCAAAATAGATCTCTACGCCATGTTCCTTGAGTTTACGGACGTTTTGGAGTGAATCTACGGTGTTTCTTGCAAATCGGCTGACGGACTTGGTGATGATGAGGTCAATCTTTCCTGCAAGGGCATCCTCGATCATCTGGTTGAAGCCGT